CGCCGCTGTCTCAATTGACCTGGAAGGTCAACATCCGCAACTTCGTCGTCAGCGTTCCATCCAGATGCCTGCAGTGCGTCAGCAAGACGTAAGTAGCTTTGAATCACGTCTTGATGCGGGAACACCTTGGCGAGCAGGTCCCTACCCTGTTTGCATGTCATCGCGTATGCGGCCATCCGAACGAGATGTTCGCCACTGACACGTTTCTTGTGTCTTTCAGGGTAAACCATCCGTTGAAGAAGTTCCTTCACCGGTCGGTTTGGTTGGCTATGGACCCACCAATGCCCGAGGAAATGAGTGTGGTTCTGGGTGTAATCCCCGGATTCTCGTGACGTGTCCGTGATTGTCGATTTCTCGACGCTCAGGACGAAGCCCAGATCGCTAGCCGCCGAAGCGAGCTGGCCCAACTCTAAACGAGTGTTTGAGCCAATGATGACGTCGTCACCCATCACCAATACGCGGTCATGTTTTAGCGAGTGCCCAGTGAGCTTCTCAAACATGTAGGACACTAGAATCAGATTCACAATCGAATCAATAATGCTCGTAAAAGCACTACCGCTCGGTACACCCTTGTGCTTCTGATACACGTGACCATCTGGTGCGATGATACGAGAGTGGATGAAATCGTTCACGTACCTACGCCAAACATCCATTTCCTTTTCGTCAAGCTCGAGATGAGTCCGCGCCACACGGAAAGCATCATCGATCATGCGAGCAGGAACAGTAGAGTCGAACTTCGAGAAATCTAACGAGTAGACGTATCGGAATCGCGACTCAATTTCGCTGATGATCGCACCTTGTTCGTGCCCACGAAGACCCCAAACGAACGGTCGCCTTCGCGAAAGTCCCGCCATGACTTGTTTGCTGTAACGCGTCCCCACAATAGTCGTAGGCAACGGCGCCATCCATACCAGGCGAGTCTTTGGACCAGCAGCACCAGGCTGAACACGACGACCAAAAACATAGGGGTCAAACCCCCGGCCGCCTTCAATAATCCGTTGAGCCAGCCGTGTCCCGGCATCCATGACCAGCTCATTTCGAGCGAACAGAGGAGCCCCAGCGTAAGAAGCAGGTAAGATGTGACTCTCCACCACTTCAGAGACTGAGAGAGGGAGTCTCCCTCGCGTTTTACAGCCTGCACTGTCATAGACCGCACGAACGGCACCTTTGTAGGCATCGGTTTCGTAGGGTCGTGAATCAGAGCGGGCTCCGCCCTCACCACGTAGCTTTCCATCGGCCAGTGGAGTTCGCCCGTTAAGTTCGCGAGGGTCATGAGGTACATGTCGTAGCCCGACATATCCTCGCTGGCCTTCACTCGACGAGTTCCCTTGCTCGTCGTCACCAGAACCTCGTCGTCCGCGAGATCTACTGGAGCTGCGAACTTTACTGCTTGTTGTTGCCCACGATGAGCCTCCACGTCCTCTTCGACATGAGCACTCTCCGTGTCCTGAGACGGCGTAGGTTGAAGTTGTTCCAGGGTCATGGGTTGGATGAAGGGGGCAGCCGTAGGTGGCAATTCCTTTTTCCACCCATTCAGGGTCGGTGACACTCCGATTGTCCCTTTCTGGAATGAGCCCAGATGACAGGTCCTTAAGAGCGGCCTCCATCGAATAATCGACAGCGACGTTCTCAACAGCCCTGCTGAGCGCGGCGAGTGCATTAGCAACTTTCTTCTCGTTGCCTCTGCTGAGGTAGATACCGAGATCATCGATCCCAGCCCTCGCATGGAGTTCCATGAAACACCTCCTAAGCGGATCGGTTGTGCCAGCTGTGGTGATCAGCCATACTCAGCTGACAGTGGGGTGTCAACCCACATCACCTACACGCGTTTGACAGACGCGTTGCTTGTCTCCGTGGCGTCCCTCGCAAAGGGAGGAGTGCTGTTAAGCAGCAAGCTGAT